CTTGGCGAAGTCCGCGCCGCAGTGGATCGTGTCGCGGTAGAAGATGAGGTTCTCCTCCAGCGCGGCGATCTGCTCTTCCGTCAGGCCCATGCCCTCCCGGACGCCCTGAAACATTTCTGCGAGGTCGCCGATGTCGTTCTCGGCCTGAATGAAGAGACTGCGCAGCGGCTTGGCAGGGCGGATGTTGAAAACCGGCAGGCCCAGCGCCCACATGACCGCGAGCTGCATCGAAAACGACGACTTGCCGACGCCCGACTGGCCGACGACGACAAGACTGCCGCCGCGACAAAGCCAGCGGTTGCCAAGGACCGTATTCGGGTCGTTCGCCGTGTCGAACTTGCCAAGTTCGGACACGCGTAGCGGCGCGGCAAGGCCGAGGCCATCGCCCACACTCTCCCACTCCGCGAATGAGGCGGGGCCGAGGTTGAGAGCTAGGAGCTTCTGCACCGCCTCGCCACGAAGGCCGCCTGGGCAGCGAGAGAAGCGCGACGGGTTCTTGTTCGCCCCGTCGATCGGGAAGGACTCCGGGAGCGCCTTCCAGACACGTTCGCGACGGGCGTGAAACTCCTCCTTGTTCGCGGCATCGACGCGAACCCAGGCGTGGATCGACGCGCCGCCCGAGTCGATGAGCGCAGCGATCGGCAGGCCCGAAGCCCGCAGCATCTTCTCCTGCTCGTCCTTGGGGAGTTTGTCGCTTTCGATCAGCGTATGGCGGAAACGCGTCACATCCTTGTCGCCGCCGTGGGCCTTGGGCGTCACCGGGTTGATGCGGATGTAGAGCCCGCTCTTGCCCGAGAAAAGCCGCGCGACACCGCCCTTGGCCTGCACCTTCGCAATCCACTCGTCGCGGGTATAGACGTTGACGCCGCCGTGTTCCGGCACGGCCCGCGTTTCGCCGTCCGGCGTCATACCAGGCGCGATCGAGACGATGTCTGTCGGCTCGAAACAGGTCTTGAGCAGTGCCTCGAAGGGGTCTGCGTAATCCTCGACGCGTGGCCGTGGGGCGAACGCCGCCGCGCCCGGATTGGCACGCCACTCGGCCTTGCCAAGCTCGGAGCGCAGGCGGCGGTTCGCGTCGGCAACGGCCTCCCTGCAACTGTCGTGGAAGCAGTAGAGGGTCGGCGCGTAACCGTCCTCGGCGTCGAGGGTCACGCGGCAGTCGCGCTCCTTCGTCGGCGAGGTGTGCAGATGCGCGCCGGGACAGGCGCAGAAGCCCGTTTCTGCATCCTGCCACTCGACCGGCCCCAGCACAGACTCCGCCACCTTGCGGAAGTCCGGCGCGTCGGGGATGCCTTTGGATTTGTAACGGATCATCCGGCCCTCCCGAGCGTTTCGGCGATCCATGCCTGCGCTTCCTCGAAGCTCGCAAGGTCGGGCTTCGGGTGCCCGTGCGAGCGCAGGAAGTTCAGCTGGCGCGGCGTCGCAAGGCCGTGTTCGCGGCGCGTGAAGAGCAGGTCGAGAACGCGCGAGGCGTGGCCCCGGCAAGTGATGCAGTCAGTGTCAAAACCCGCCTTCTCCAATGCCTGCAACTGGCGCTCGCTCGGCGCCTTGCCCTCCCACGAGAGTTCCGGCACGTAGTCGGCCACTTCGACGGCGTGGAGGCTGAGGCAAAACTCCACCGCGTCGATCGTTCTCGGCTTGCGCCGGGCACGCTTCTTCAAGACCTCGGCAAGGCGCGACTCGCGCTCCTCCACGACATCTTCCTCGACATCGAGTAGGTCGACTTCCTCGCCGCTGCCCGCCGCGAGCTTGTCCGTCAGCGCCGCCGCATCCTCGTCGCTATGCGCGATGAGGCGGGCGGGCTTGATGAGCGAATGGTCGTCAGTCAGGTAGAGCGGATCGAGCAGGAGCAGGTTCTCCTTGCCCTCGGCCATGCGCGTGCCCCGTCCCACCATTTGCTGGAAGAGCGAGAGGCTCTTCGTCGGACGGAGAATAAACACGCAGTCCGTTGCCGGGTGATCCCATCCGGTCGTCAGGAGCGAGGCGTTCGAGATTATGTCGTATTCGCCGCGTTCGTAGGCGCGAAGCCCCTCGCGGTTATTGCCGTCGACGTGGATGGCCCGCAGCCCCTCCTCGCGGCACGCGGCGACGAACGCCTCGCTCGTCGCAATGAGCGGCAGAAAGGCCACGGTCTTCCGCCCGGCGGCGTGCTGGCGAAGGAGCTTCGCCGCCTCGCGCAGGTGGGGCGCAATGGCGTCGCCAAGGTCGGCGTCGCTAAAGTCGCCCGCCGTCGTGCGGACGCGGCTTAAGTCAACAGGCAGGGGCACGCTCTTGATGACGATACGAGCGAGCCAGCCTTCCTTGATGAGGCGCGCAAGGCCGATCTCCACGGCGATCTTCTCGTAGAAGCTGCCAAGCTGTCGACGGTCAGAGCGGAAGGGCGTCGCCGTCACGCCGAGGATCTTCGCCCCGCCAAAGCGCAGAAGCACCTTCGCCGCCATCGCGCCAAGCGTGTTGCGGTGCGCCTCATCGACGATCACAAGGTCGAAGTAGTTTTCAGGCCACTTTTCGAGGCGGCGGCAGATGCTTTGCGTCGTTGCGATGACCACGCGCTCGCCGGGACGGGCGCTCTGCTCGGCCATTTCGACGGCGGCAAACTCGCCCGTGTAACGGTGGAACTTGTCGGCGTTCTGATGGACGAGCTCCTGCGCGGCAGCCAGAAACAGGCACTTGCCGTCCCATCCGCGCATGAGTTCGGAGGCGAGGATGGTCTTCCCCGCCCCGGTGGCCGCGACGCCCAGAAGCCGGTTGTGGCTCTGGAAGTCGCGGCGCACGGCGAGGAGAAACTCCTCCTGATAGGGGCGAAGGTTAAAATGGCACATTGTCATCGTCCTTCTTCGCGGCGGCGGTTGCGGGAGCGGGCTTCGGCGCTGCCGGGCGGGTCGCCGGGCGCTTGGTGAGCCACATGTCCACCTTGTTGTTTCGCTTGCCCTGATAGTCCTCGATGCGCAGGCGGGCGTAGCCCTGACGGCCTTCGAGATTCGCGGCGACGAGTTCGACTTCCTCGCCTTGGGTGACGGCTTCGCCGATGGCCTTGCGGAAGGTGTCGATCTTCCAGTAGCTCGATTCGGACGCCACGAGGTAGTCGAAGAGTCGCACCCCGTGGCCTTCGACTTCGAGCTTGAGCTTGATCATTTCCGTGCCGTTCTGGGACACGGTCTCGGCGGCTTCGAGCACGGTGAGTAGGTAGTCTCCGGCGGGGACGAAGCGGGGCAGGTTCTCGGCGTTATTGGATACGTATTTCATGTTAGGCGGTCTCCTTTTCGGTGAGTTTCTTGGTGAGGAAGCCGATGGTCCTTGCAGCCTGATCCATCGTGAGGGTTTGCCAGTTTTCGACGCCTTCGAGGTCGTCGGCCTCCAGCCAGCGGAAGAGCTTCGTCAGCTCGGCCTGTCCGTAGTTGAGCTTGGTCCAGAGCGTCTGGATGTTCTCGATCTGCTGTGGTGTGCAGGGCCTTGGCGGTTCGGCAGGAAGCGCAGGCGCAGCGGGCTTCGGGGCGGGGGCCGCAGCAGCAGTAGTCAAGGATTGCTTAACAACTGCGGGGAACACGGCCTCCAGCGCGGCAAAGTCCATCGGAAGCACATCCGCGAGGCCGTGGCGGTTCTTGGCGTCGTAGGCCGCGCAATGAGTCGTGTAGATGCGGCGTTCCTTGCCTCCGATCGCACGCTTCTTCCCCTCGCCTTCCGTCACCTTCGTGAAGTAATTGACGAAGAGGAGCAGGTCGCACCATTCCTTGAGAAGCGGCGCGCATTGCTTACTCAGCTTCAGCTCGTAGCGGTCGTAGGCACCGGCAGCGTCGGGCTGTTCGAATTTGCGGATCGTCGAGTGCGCGACCATCACGACGTGCATCCCGCATTTGCGGAAGGCTTCCAGCGAGCCAAGGAAGCGCGAGAACTCTTCCGCAAGGATCGTGTAACCCTTGCCGTAACTGAAGTCCTCGATGCTGTCCTTGTTGGCGCGGCGGCAGAGGTATTCGGCGAGGAGCCGCTCCAGCCAATCCACGGTATCGATGACGAGCGTGCGCCGGTCGTGTTCGCGGGTGGCAAGCTGCGTGATCGTGTCCGCGACGTGCTCCCAGTTTTCGGGGCGCGGGAAGCGCTGCACATCGAGCTGCGCCGTGCCGCCTTCGGTGTCGAGGAAGACGGGTGCGGGGAAGGCGGCGGC